TCATAACGCTCTTTATCTTCATCAGTTTCAGGGCTTTTACGAGTTCCTTTGTATTCTGGATAGAGCTCATTACGATAGTAACTTTTACCAAAATCAAAAGCTACTAAAACGTCCTTACAGCTATAACTTTTAGCAAGGCTTTCTACAGTACGTATGTAGTCCGCTTGGAAATTATTATAATTCCTACGTTGTAAGTATCTAAACCCTAGATTATTGCCATCACATATTAAAAGGTTATGACCTGTTACTTTTGCTGGTGGGATAAACGCATCTAGCTCAGATAAATCGTCCCACCCTTTTGTATCATTCTGCATCATAGTTATATTATATTTTACTTTTAAGTTTTAAGCAAGAAGCTTTATACTTAACAAGCCAATCTGTTAACAGTCCCATTTTAAAATAATAGCCAAATACGCGATATTCTATTTGATGATCTAAGATTATTTCGTCATTCCAAGCAATAAAATCTTTAGATCTATTCCATCTAAAAATTAAGATAGGTTTTTTGTTCATAATCTTAGCAGAGTCGATAGTCTGTTGCCAGAACTGTAAAATATCAGTGCTTTTAGCTGTTAAGAGATTATTAAATTCTAATTCTGCGTAATGTTTACATTCTATAGCATATGGCCACCCAGCAGTATCAGAAGGTACCCATAAATCGCTTTTTAAGTACGAAATGCTACCGCTGAGTGGTGTTCTTTCAAACTTTAAGTCTAGCTCTTCTGTAAGAATGTCTCTTATTTTTGCCTCAAAGGCTGACCCTTTGAGTTTACTTTTACTAGCCACTTCATGTGGTCTCTCTTTCTATTATAGATCTAACTGTATCAGTTTGTCATATCCGCCAATGATTTCATCATTAATTAAGATCATAGGTACTTTGTTCATATTCATTCTTAGCTTAAGAGCTTGCAACTCCGCAAAATTCATATCTTTTAATACATCTATGTAAGTGTACCCTATATTTTTTCCGTCTAACCATTGTTTAGCTTTATTGCAGTAAGGGCAGTTTTCTTTTCCGTAAATTACTATTTTCATATTTCACATCCTGATGAATCGCAGAATTTATTTGCATCTGCATTATCACCTTCTTTAGTTAACCTGTCAAAGTTAATAGGCTTTAAAGTTGCCGCATACGCTTGTAATTCTTCTACAGAAGCCGCTGTATAAGGTGCTTGTGCATACCCATGATCTGATAAAGGTAATAATGAAACCCCCTTTAACTTACTATCAAAAGCAGAAAGAGCTCTTGCAATCTGATCCGCTTCTGTCTGATTAAAGGTAATAGTAATAGATACCTGATTATCTGCCCAGTAATATTGCATATCTACAGCATTAGCAAATTGTTCCCAGATAGATATATTCTTATTTGAGATAGTGCCTTCGTGGAGAATAACTGGGAAATATACGACTAGAGTTCTAGTTGGATCTGATACAGCTGGCTCAATTCTATACCCTGCCTCTTGTAAAAGTGGAATAAATGGAGAATTAGCAGCTACTCTTACAGTTCTATAATAAGAACCGCTTTCTGCATAGTGAATACCTGGAAGTTCTCCGGCTACAAGAGATACCGTTCCACTAGGCTTTACAGAAGTAGTTTTAATACTCTTAGGAACTCCTAGCCATTCTGCATATTTTTGGTCTACATATTGAATATATGTATAAGCTCTATCACAGAATTGCTCATAATACTTATGTCTGCCAAATTTTAAGATAGCTGTTTGAATACCACTTTGTGAACATCCAATACGTCTATTGCGAGTAATAACTGCGTTAGTTTCTGCCCAGTGTGTAGCTACTAGCGTTACAGTCTTGGCGTACATATAAGAGAATTTAAGAGTTCTTTGGAAATCCCAGTAATCTTTGTGCCTAGCGGGGAAATTCTCTACAAGGCAGCAAAGTTCGTAAGGCTCTAGACTCTGTTCAAGGCATGGGTTGCCTCCGCGAACTCGATAATCTTTATTATTAACTCCATCTTTCATACGACCATACTTTTGCATGTTATCAAGCCATGCAAATCCAGGTTCGCCATTTACTGCAATACTTTTAGCTGCATCAGTATAATCCATTCCCACATATGCGAAAAGAGAATTGTTAGAAGCCCAGCGCCAACCGCCAAACTTATAAGACCACTCATATTTAGCATATTTCTTAGCAATTTCACCACGGGCATTCCAATCTGAGTTGTAGAGGTTATATTCTTCCTCAGAGATAGCTTTTAGTTCAGGTGGCGCAATACTACCAGTCTCTACTCCAAACTTATCCCAACGTTTCATTTCAATAAACTCTTGATCGTCTGGTTCAGCAAACGCAATTTCAGCGGTGCGACGTACATTTCCAGCTACAACAATCTTACCGATTAAGTTCATGATATCTACAATGTCAGTAGATGATAACATCCTATCATCACTCATGGCGCGTTTTTCTAATACGTCACGAATTCCGTAAAATCCTTGTTCTAAAGGTTCTGGACCTGACGCTACTCCGCCAAATCCTGCAATAGGATCTCCGTAAGGACGTACAAGAGCTGTATTGATTTCTACAGGTTTAGAGCCTGGTTCTAGATATGAATCAATTAAACAAGAGATAGCTTCTACCCAACCTTCTCTTGAATCTTCTACTACTATAGTTTCTGGAGTTCCTTCTGGTACTGTTACAGTAACTTTATCAGCACCCTTAGTATCAAAGCCAACACCAACACCAACCATAGACATATCCATTAAAAATGCAAATGGCTTAGACAATTCTCTTTCAATATTTTCTGTAGAGACATAGGCACAATTATTAAGACATGCACCTCCTTTTTCCCAGATAAACGGAGTACCCATCATCCATAGTCCGCGACCTGGAGGTAACCATTTAAACTCAAACATACGAGCTGCGGCTTCTTCTGCGTGTTTATTAGCTTTTCTGTCATTCCATGGAATATGAGATAGTTTTGCGTGAGTTTTGAGAATTGTAAACATACCCTCGATAACTCTAATTACGCAGTCAGCCCACGTTTCTAAAGCTCCATTTTCTTTCTTTCTAGAATAAGTTCTATAGAAAGTAAATGCAGATAAACCTCCAAAACCCCATTGTTCTGGAGTCTCCTGTAAAGTTCTTTTAAAAGTATCGGTTAGATAAAAATGTACTGGCTTAGTACCTGGTGCAATCATGTTTTCTCCTGTCAGATGATTTTAGAAATGTCGTTTTCTTTTACAATTAGTATTTTTTCGATAAGTGGGTGCTCAAAGTCGTGAGAGATAAAGAAAGTATTAGCAGCTTCTTGCATTAGAATTTCTACTAATCTCTCTTTACCTGCTGCGTCTAAAACACCAGTAATTTCGTCTAAGAAAAGCACGTTAATCTTATTTCCACCAATTTTAGATAAAACATTCCTAATGGCGAGTAAGATAGAGGTTTGAATTCTACCAAATTCACCACCTGAAACAGTTTCTATGGGAGCTTCTTTACCATTGTCAGAGACAACTATATTGAGCTTCTCACCAGTTAAGCGGAAGATAATTTGGAATTGACCGTCTGACAGTTCTGCAAGATACTTATTGATGGTAACTTCAAGCTGTTTCGTAAGATTTTCAAGTTTAAACGCTACGATACCTGAAGTTGAAAAAGCTTTCTTGAGAATATTCAGATGGCTAATCTTGACTTTAAGATCTATTATATTTGTTTCTAGTATCTCTTGTCTAGCTAAAAAATCTCTCCTTTGGTCTCTAATGGTATCTACTCTCGTATTATGAATGCGAACTTGGTCGTTGTAGTATAAGATTTCTGAGACGGCGGTGTCTTGTCTAGTTATCTCTTCACTAAAATTTTTGTACTCTTGTTTAATAGTTTCATAGTTTGGATATTCAGTTGGTAGTTTACTATCTATAACTTGACTAAGCTGTTCAAACCTTTCAACGGCACGTTGATTAGCAAACCACTCTTTATAAGCTGTTTTTTCTTTTTCGTCTTTAGCTTGTTGCTCTTTTAAGGTTTCCTGCATGGCTTCAAGCGATACTTTATCTACTTTTATCTGCATCTCTAAACTGTCACGCATCTCTACAGATCTAGTGTTATCTATATGCTGACCACAAGCATAACATTTATCATTAAGGTCAAGTTTAGATTTTTGTTTTTCAAGATCTCTTATTTTCTGTTCTACAGTAGCAATCTCTCGCTCAATCCCCTTAATACCTTCTTGTAGCCCAGGAGACTGTACTGGCTTAGAGATATCTAATCTAAATCTTAAGCCATCTCTCTCTTTAATTAGCATAAGATTCTTTTCAATTTTTTTACAAATATCGTTAAACTGATCTAACTGAAACTTTAACTCTGTTCTCTTTACCTCTAGGGTTTCATCTTTCTCAGGCACTTCTTTGAAGGGTTTCTTCTCTTTTATTACAACATTTTCTAAATATTTCCTAACTCCAATAAGCTCTCCGTTAAGAGTATTAAATTCAGTTTCAAGCTCTCCAAGTTTTACCTTAATCTGGTCACCTATTTCGAGATAGTTATCTAGACTAAATAGGTTAATCAAAAACTTTTTACGATTAGTATCAGTAGCTTTAATAAAATCTAAGAGATCTGTGCTGCTCTGGTAAATTAGTTGAGAGAATACTTCAAAGGACAATCCTAAGACTTGTTGGACTTTCTTATAGGTATCAGGAATTTTATGTTCAGAGATATCTTGACCGTTTTTTAGTAGCTTTACCTTACTAAGATCGCCCGTCCTATCTACTCGAAGATCATAGAGATCTTGACCTGCTAAAAAAGTTACCTTTCCTGACCAAGTTTTACTGCCACAGTACCTATTTAAGATATCGCCTTTTTTGATACCTTTCACGTTTTTACTATAGAGTAGCTCTTGTAAGATGAGCGAGATACTAGTTTTACCATGTCCATTTGACCCAGAGAGTTGAGATATAGTAGTCTTATCTAGATCTATCTTATTGTTCTTTCCGTAACTAAACATATTAGACCACTCAAGAGTCTTAAACCGTATATTCATCTCACAATTCCTAAACTTTTAAAAGTATTCAATACCGTATCTACCTCTTCTATTTTTTGATGTCGTAAATAGAGTTCTAATTCTTCTACAACTCCTAGCCCACTAAGATCTAAGACACTTTGCTCATCTGCTCTATGAGCTATTTTTTTATCTAAGAGATCTGTTTTCTCTACTTGCGCTAACTCATCTATACTACCTACAATCTCATAGATAACATGATCTCGTTCACTAGCTACCATCTCCTCTTTACTTGATATAGTTCTTCTAATAAGGCGAGGTAAGCTTAAAGGCACAAACCGTACCTTATAGTTATCTAAACTACCTTCTACTATATTAACCCCATATTCGCGATCTTCACTACGATCAAAACTTACATTCATAGGACTACCAGAATAATATACAGGCATATCACGATACTTGTGGTTATGATGTAAGTCTCCGCATAAGACTAGTTTCCAAGGGCGTAATTTTTCAAAATCGTATTCAGCAGTGATGTGCGGCGGCACCTCTCCTCTGATATGAGTTACAAGTATATGCCCTGGTATGGGCTGAGGTAGGTTGTCTCGTTGCATCTCACCATACGGAAAAAACTGAAAATGAGCCTTATCCACACTACGCTGTGCGTTATAACAGATAACTTCTACTAATGGATTGTTGATCCTATACTCTCCTACAAAGTGCTTTAGAAAAGTCTCTCCGCGCGAGGTAGCCTCATGATTGCCAGGAATAATGAAGGTCTTTCTATTTACTCTATGAATATAGGACAAGAAAAGAGCTACTTCATCAGGCTCGGGCTTCTTGTCAAAAACATCTCCAGCAATAACGTGAACATCACATTCTTTCTCAAGCTCTAAGAGAGAGTTAAAAAAATCTTGAAAACGATTCCACTGCCATTGCCAGGGTACTTTCTTTTTATGGAGTAGGATATGCCAATCTGCACTGTGTAAGATCTTAAACATTGAAAAAATCCTTAAAATATGCTAATATTACTGTGTTAGCTAGATGCAAACAAGCTTGAATAATTGTTCAATATTAATCAAGAAGGTTTACCTAGCCTCTCGAAGAGAGTGAGGTTTTAGTTAGCCTAGGAGTCATGAAATGACATCTTGTTAGTGGGCTTTTTGTGTTTAAAATAACGTATCTCAATAGTCATGAAATGACATACCGTAGTACTCGCGCACTACGGTATTTTTTTACTTGGCTACAAAAAGGCGACTTACGTCTCCTGGAAAAGTAAAAGCCCCTACGTGATTAAGTTTGGTATTAGGATCTAGCCAAATTCTACCGCCAATTTTCTGCCATCTACGACAGAATGTGTAGTCTTCTGAAAGATATCTGTTATCATCAGGATCTAACATTGTATCAAAGAAAGCGTAGCAGTATTGATTAAATTTAGGATCAATAGAACTATCGTTTTTATAATGAAGTTCTGGATAGGCTTGAATCATTTTCTCAATAACCTGCCTTTGAATCATAAAAAATCCTGTAGAAGCGTCTAACACTTCTATAGCTCCTTTATCTGTATTCACCTGCTTAGTTCTGGGATCTAAGAATTTAAGATTAATCGCATATTGAGCACTATACTTAGAAATATCATCTTTTCCTTCAAGTGCAGCTCTGCGCACGTTTTCCCAATCAACAGTTTTCTTAGGATAAGCTCCTGCTACTATAGGTTTATTCATAGCTAGCATTCTTAGAATCGACTCTGCGTCAAACTCAATGTCAGCATCAATAAACATTAAATGAGTGCATTCACTTTCTAAAAACATTGCTGTAATAATATTTCTAGCTCTTGTAATTAGGCTTTCATTTCGAAGGGTAGTAATACGAAATGGTATTTTAGCAGCAGTTAAAAGCTGACTAATTCTGAACATAGATAAAAAGTATTGGTCAGTCACTACGCCACCATAACAAGGTGTAGCAAAAAATATGTTATATTTTTGTAAATCTTCTACATTTATGGTAGAAGTTTCTCTTTTAGGAGCCTCAGTATTTATCTGAGGCTCCGCTGTTTGTATATCTGATAATTTTGTTACTTTAGCCATTACTTAAGATCTTCTACGTCTTCAGGAGCTAAAGAAGAGTCAGTCATAGCCATAAAGTAATTAGTATTATCTAATAACCACTTTTTCTGCTCTTCATAAGTGGAACGTTTGTGCATCTTATTTAGGTCGTATAGTTCTAGCTTTTTTTCTTCTGCTGTAAGAGCTTTACTAGTTCTTGCCGGTACACAGGTATATTTGACATTTTGAGGTAGAGGACCGGTTTTTTCTTTCTTAATAGTAATGTCATAACCTCGTTCTGGATCTGCTGGATTACCATATTCTGGATTACGAGCATAATCTACAATCTGCTTAAAAATAGTAGAACGTAAGTCAAATAGCTTAATCTTTCCATCTGAACGGTCAAGTACGTTACAAACGTAAGCAAAAGCAGGCTTTTCAGAGTAGATCTCTGGAGGTAACTCCTTCATAGGGTCTTTATCGTTTGTAAAAGTTTCCGAAGCTCTATCAAAAGATAGACATTCAACAGGAAGTCTTTTGCCTTCTTTATTATGAATCCAATATACGTGCCTAGGAAGGATATCTCCGATAAACCTAACTTTGATGTCTGTAGCTAGGCTAATCTTTTCGATTACCTTTCTTTCACTTTTCGTGTTTCCTTTTGTTTGATCCCAAGATACCATGTTTTATTTTTCTCCTTTAGATTTTAAATAGTTGGTTATTTTATTTAGTTCAGGTAAGAACCATATATTACCGTTTGAGTGTTTAAGATAAGGATTATTCCAGTATTTATCTTCTAAATAAGTTTCTGGAATAAATATGTTTTTGTTATTTATTGATCTTTGACCTAAAGCATAGAGATATATAATTTTATTCGATACTTTCTCAATGTCAGAGAGCCACCCAGATTCTTTGAAGTAGGCTTGAGGCTCTTTTGTAAGGTATCTACTAAGTATACTACCATTTCCAGTTAAGACTAACGATCCATTTTTATATAAATGGGATGGTAAATATCTTATTTTTAGATATTTTAAAAGAGACTCTTCATCTGAGCTTATGATTTCATTATATCCGCAACTAATAGCATATGCCAAGATAATTATTCCTTCAGGTATATTTAAGCTACATGACTTAAGCTCGTACCAATTAAATACTTTCACTAATTTTAAAACCTCTTGCCATATACCACTGAACTCTTTTATTTTGCTGAGACATTACTATAGGTCCATTAAACCAAAAATCTACAATCAATGGCTCTTTTTTATCTGAATGCTGTCGTATAATTCTACCGACTCTTTGCTCTAATTTTATGACATTATTATTTGGACAAGTTAAAAATATAGTATCTAGTCTATGACAACTAATACCTTCATCAAAGATTCTAGTAGTTAGAATCGCTGTTACGGATTTCCCAACTTGTTCTAGAATTTTATCTCTTTCTATTTGTGCAGTCTCTCCTATTAGGAGTTTGCTTCCAGGAATAAGCTTTTCTAAATCCCGTAACATATTAACTCTTTCTGATAATATTAATAAACATCTACCTTCTTTTATTTTTTCCATAGCTTTTTCAGCTATGAGATTATGGTAAGATGTGTCTTCAGATAAGAGCGTTAGTCTATTTGACCAATCTCTATTTATATTTAAAATAATAAAAGCTTTATTAGTCTTAACAATCTCAAAATAGCACGTAGCTAATTTTCTATTATCTCTAGCTATAACTACTTTATTACCAAAATAATCTGGTAATACTAAATGATGACCGTCTTTTCTAAGAGGCGTAGCCGTTATGGCTATCTTATATTTAGCATTTATATTGTTAATAGTATGAGAGAAAGTTTCCGCAGGGCATAGGTGTGCCTCGTCCACTATTACTAAAGAAAAAGCATTTTTTATTTGATCTAAATTATTGTTAGCGCTTTTATAAATTGCTACTGTAATAGGCTTTATACTAAATTTACCATCTCCTATTACGCCTATTTCTTGATTAGGTATAAGTTTTTTTAACTCGTCTATCCACTGATAAAAAAGTAGTTTAGTATGAACTACTACCATAGTAGTAAGGTTAGCTTCTGCAATAAGATAGCAAGCTGCGAAAGTCTTACCCCACCCGCACCCTGCTTGCAAGAGTCCAGAGTTAAGCCCTCTTTGTCCAATTCCGTTGGGAAAAAAAGGTCGTATAGCTTCGAGCTGCTCAGACCTAAGAGTGCCTGTAAACTCCAGAGGAGGTTCTACATCTATCTTAATTCTTTCGTCTTGTAGTTCTTTTATTTCTAGTTTAAATAAAGAATTACTAGGCACTAGATAATAATCATCTCTCTCTTCTATAGTAGAAAAGAATTCATCTCCATAACTATATAAATACATACTGTCAAATTCTGAAATATCTTCTATATCATCTTTATGTATAACTATTTTTTCATTAATAACTGCTTTTTTTATTTTCACAGACGGATTGTCTCCTCGTGTACGGCTTCATAAGTAAATCTATATAAAACCCAAACATAGTCTATATAAACTACTACGGCTTTCAATACTTTAGTATCAATTTCCTCTAAATTAATAGTCTTGTCTATAATAAATGGATAACTTATATTATGAAGCCAAATTAATCCAGATTTTATATTTCTTATTTTCTTTGTTGCAATTCTAAAAGTTTCTTTATTGTATAGATTATATAGTTTACCTACATTATCAACTCCCCATTTTACTGGGGAGTTGATAAGCTCAGTCATATTTCTACAAGTATATTCGTACTCTATCCTGGTCTCTAATTTAGCCAATCTTTCAAAATATGTTAAACCATAAGTACTATCATCTAACTTATCTATAATATAGTACTTATTATTTATATGAAAATTAGCTTTTATGATATTTTTAGAATGCTTAATATCATAAGGCTTTTTTATTTTGCCATAAAAAGGAAAGACTATATTTTTAAACTTTGAGTGACTCAAGATCTCCCCAGCTGGAACCTACTTCGAAATCTACATCAATAGGACAGTTAGCTATACTAATTCCTCTATCTTTTTGAATTGCTTTCCTCATATTAATAGCCCAAGTATCCACAAGATCTTCTCTAACTTCAGCTACAATTGAATCGTGAACTACTGTAAATGGTAGAATATCCCTGTGGTAATTGTTTTCTTTTATCCACTTCATTGCGTCTATAAGACCTAAAAGATTAATGTCAGATGCTACGCTTTGAACTAAGAAGTTTACGCCAGAACGAACTGCATGTCCTGCCACTCCCCTATTAGGAGATTTACTCTCTGGCAATCTACGTTTTCTACCAAAAAAGCTATATATGTAAGCATTAACTTCGATAAAATCGTTAGCCTGATCAATCCATCTCTTAAGATTAGAGGCTTCACTAAAATATTTTGAGATGAATAGCTTAGCCTCTTGATAAGTAACGTTTGCAGTTTCAGCAATCTTACCTGGCCCAGCCTGATACATTATACCGAAAGTAATTGCTTTCGCCCACTGACGATTATCTGGGTATAGCTTTTTAACTTCTTCTACTTTACAGGGCAGATTAAAAATCTGTTTAGCAATATACGAATGAAAATCTACTTTATCAAGGAAGGCTTTTTGTAGAAAAGCGTCTTGACTTAATACTGCTGCATAATATACTTCTGCCGTTTTTAAGTCACCTTGAACGATTTTAAATCCCGGTCTTGCTTTAAACATCTTTTTAATGTCTTTATTGTCTCGCGGGATGTTTTGATAGTTAATTACTCCTGAGCTAGAGAGTCTTCCGCTAGTAGTGCCATGAATATTAAAGCCGCTTCGTAATCTACCGTCTTGGTTAAGTCCTGTTAAGATACCTCCAAGATAGGTGTCTTTGATTTTACGTTTTTTCCGTAAATCCAAAATTTGAGAAGCCAGAGGGTGCTCCAACTCTTCTAGAACTTCTTTATCTGTAGACCAGGCACCTGAGTCGGTTTTTTTAACTGGTTTTAGTCTTAAAATATTGAAAAATAACTCTCTAAGTTGCATAGTGCTATTAGGATTAAAGTCTTTTTCATATATTCTCTCAAACCTAGCCACAGATTCATCCTGATAAATAGACTTTAAAACTACCTCAATATCCCTTTCATAACCCTCTACTAAGGACTGGGCAAAAGATACATCAATAGGTCCACCGTTTTGCTCTAGCTTCATTAGAGCAGAACTTGCAGGTAAAAGAATAGTCTCGTAAAGAGATTTAAATTTTAAGTTTTTCTCTACTAAGGGTTTAAACTTTAGATAGAGTTGAAAGCTTGCATCTGCATCTTTACAAGCATAAGGAGCTAGAATATCAATGGGAAGCATGCCGTAGTTAAAATCTTCTAGTTTAATCTTTTGCTTACGACAAAAGGTTTTCTTGTAGTCTTCTAGGTCTTTTTCATAGTCTCCTAGATCTGTGTACTTCATAGCTAACCCTTTTAAGCCGTGAGTACCTACCGCTTCCTCAAGACAATAGTGTAATAACATAGTATCTTCGAAATGCGGAAACTCCCATTCTAAATGGCGCAATAAGAACTGCTTATCAAACTTTCCATTATGGAAAATAATTTTTTTATTTAAGAAAAGATTCTTTAATCTATCTTTATTATTAATGATAACGTCGATAGAAATAAAAACGCCTTCATGAGGACGTGTACTAAAAGCAACACCGATTATCTCGTTATCCATAAAAGATAATCCAGTAGTTTCAATATCACAAACTATCTCAGAGGCTTTTTCTAGTTTTTCATAATATTCATTAAATAACTCTTCGCTATCGATATAAACGTGATACTTATCGTTTACTACTACTTGATGAGTTCCATTTACAATGTTAGAAATCGTAGAAAGAGCTTTTACAATATCATCTCTACTTTGTGGTTTTACAGAGATAATATTAGGGTGCATTAACGGTATGTATTTATCTTGTACTAGAGTACCATTATACTTAGTGATACCCGTTAACCCACACACATACTTGAGAGCTTCTGCGCCGACAGGCACTATAAAAGGATAACTATCTAATACTGACATATTTAAATCTATGTCTTTTTTAAGAATCTTA